CTATAAATTATATATTTTGGGGTTCCATCAACAATGAATTATTGATGGATATATCTGACGTAGAAGGTGATAGAAAAAATGATATTAAAACACTTCCTGTAGTTATAAATCGGGATAGAAGTTTGTTTTTAGTACATACTATTTTATTTTTAAACACGCTATCTAATGCATCTTCATTGGTATATCTTTATAATAATATTCAATATGGAATAATACCAGTTATATTATATTTACCCATTTTTTATGATTTGTTAAAGGTAAAAAAATTTGCGTTTTCAAAACACATAATAAAAAAAACACTGATGAATTCAATGAAACCTATGGTTATATTTTTATTGTATATGTGCGTTTTATCTTATCAGATATAATATATATTTTTTTCATAAAACATAAATAATATTCGATCTATATGGACGAAATTAGTAAAAAAATATTGCATGATATTCTACATTTGAATCCTGATCAATTAAATGAATCACTTATACCGAGAGAAATATTATTGGATGACACCAAGTACGAAGAAATAAAGAATATTATACCAGAATTGAAAAAAAATATGAATTCAACTTTTCTTACTGCGTTACATGAAGATGCTGAAGAAAAACAGCGATGGCCATTGTTAAACTTAATAAGACAAATTTTGCATGTATATAAATATAAAATGATACCAATTCGAAAAGCGGATGGTTATACTTTGGATAAAAAGAAGAAATTCAAACGATATTTCATCATTCGTAATATCTAATATGTAATATCTAATATATAAAATTATTTATTATGGAAAAGTTGAATGATTTCATCACTCTCGATATTACCGTAAAAATCGTACATTATGTTATTTTTATGTAGGAATGACTGAATATATTTTATATAAGCATATAAATAAAAAGATTTTTTTAAATCACCGTTGTAGTAGCTTATTTGTTTGATATTGTTTAGAATACAATGAATATGATTGTTTGTGTTTTTTGTTTTTACAAATAATTTATTCAATTGGTTGTATGTGAAATTGGTTGTTTTTTTTATGAATTTCTTTCGTGTGAAATTTTTATTAATATTTTGAGACGCTACAAATTTACCAGTATATATTTTATTTTTTCGATTATTATTTAACAATAATTCAATAAGTGATACAATGATACATTCGATATCTTTTGTATCATTTTGATTTGTTGTAATATATTCTTTGAAAAAATTAACAATGAATACCTCGTCTATTATATCATGTGAAAGCATATAATCGTTATTAATAATACCGAGTTTTTTAATGATAATATCATTTTGAAAATGAATATGATATTTTGTTTCATCCTTTGTAACCCCAAATAAATTTTTATTTAGATATTGTTTATCATTTGTTATCATTACAATTTTATTCTCTGTTTTTTTATTATTTTTGAATAAATAAACAAAAAGGTTGAAACAAATAAAATGTCCCAATAAATCATCTGAACTGGAAGATATCTTATTATTGTTTTTATATTGCAAATTATAAACATTCAGTTTTTCTTCGTCAAAATATTTTTTATTTATAACAAGTGATGTGATTTTTTTCCCAATAGTAAAAACAGACTGAATATTAAAATTAAAATCAATATTTGGTATAGTAACATTTTTCGAAATAATAAATATAGTTTCATTGAGTAATAAATGTTTATGTATAAATGTATAAAATGTTGATATTACATTGTTTATGTTGCGATAGTGATTATACAAAATATGAATAACATTAGCATAGTCTATAATGTATATTTTTTTTGCGTGTAATAAATTAGTAAAATTTTTGGTTAAACTGGTTTTGAATGATTTATTGGATACATCATGAATAATATTATAAGATCCATTATAATAAGTAAAAATAGATGATAAAATAGTTTGATTATCGTAATGTTTTAAATCATTAATATGTAATGTATTGTTAAAATGATTTATATAACTATTTTTCATATTAATATGTTTATATATATTTAGAAATATAAAATTATACAATAAATGTTAAAATTTTGAAAATATTTACCTTTGTTGTTTTTACAAAATCCAGTTAGAACTGTTTTATTAAACAATAATGCTGTTAGGTTTATTAGTATGAAAAATGCTAATTTACATGATCGTAAATAATACCAGTCATATTATATTTACCCATTTTTTATGATTTGTTACAGGTAAAAAAATTTTCGTTTTCAAAACACATAATAAAAAAAACACTGATGAATTCAATGAAACCCATGGTTATATTTTTATTGTATATGTGCGTTTTATCTTATCGGATATAATATATAATTTTTTATATAGTATACGATTAATTATGGATGAAATAAGTAGAAAAATACTGCATGATATTCTTAATGTAAATTTCGAGAATTTAGATGAATCACTTATATCGAGAAAAATATTATTGGATGATAATATGAAGAAATAAAAAAATAATTCCTGATTTAAAAAAATATGAATTCTACGTTTCTTACTGCGTTACATGAAGATGCAGAAGAAAAACAACGATGGCCATTGTTAAATTTAATAAGACAAATTTTACATGTATATAAATATAAAATGGAACCAATACGAAAAGCAGACGGATATACTATAGACAAAAAGAAAAAATTTAAACGATATTTTTTAATGAAAAAATGCATCAATGATAATGAAATCTAATTGTTTAAATATGAAATTGTTATATCGTTACCAGTAATAGTATTCAAGTTAGTAATATCAGTTTGAGACAAATAATTACCATATAAAATATAAGCTCTACCATTATAGTCATTCGAACTTTGATAATAATTTATTGGATTATATTCATTTCTCTCAATTATTATTATATTTTTAACACCTACAGTTATAAGATTTTCTACATTAAATGCTGATAAATTAAATAGTGATAAATTATTAGCGTTTATGTTGATATCAGGATATAAAGATGAAGACATTGCAGGTATTGATGGAGAAGTCGATATAGTACCATTAGTAATAATTGCTAAGTTATTTAAATCATAAATTTGTACGTTAGATGATAGACCTATTCGCATTTTATTTTGATTTAAAGCCAATATATATAAATAAGCTGTTTTTACTAATGTTAAATCTATGATATTGGAATTAAAGTAATTTTCACCTGTATTATTTCCTTCAAGCTTTGCGATAGGTGTAGTTGATATCGCTGTATAAAAGCTATTAATTGCGTATGGTGTAGTATAAGGAGGTTCATAAAAATTTGATAAATACTGATATGTGTGTAATGTTTTACTTTTATCACAAACGTTATTATTTAAATAATGAACAATATTATCAAATGTATTTAAATTGTTTAAAAATGTTGGATTATTAGGAGATAAAGTTGGTGGTAATTGATTAATAATCTCTTGACTAGTAAAATTATTATGAATAGTTGAATCACTTGACCTGTAAAAGTATGTTTTTAAGAAACTGTTTATGTCAACATCATCCACATTATGTAAACTTCCTACTCTTATTAATGGTAGAAATGTACATGAATTTATATAATCTACTGGTATTTTAGAAATTATACTTATATATCCTTTACTTTTAGCTTCAGCATCTAGTTTTTGTGCAACGGTTTTACTGGAAGTCATACAAATCTGTATTTTATTACCTGAAGTTTTAAATTCATTAAATAATGATACAGTTATATCAACACTTGCAAATGGATTAGTAGTTCTATTGTCTTGAGTAACGTAATCGTAAAAATAAGGTGTTACATTAATTAAATTGTGTTCTGATAACCATTTTTCATTTGGTACAGTAATTTCATATAAAATATAATCATTTGGACCAATATTCATAAGAGGTAAAAAATCAGTTAAACGATTAGAAGTTATATCATGAAAATATGTTGCAAAATAATTAACTGTTGAATTTGCACCATCTGCATCAGAATTATTGAGAATTTTACTAAATGCTTTATAAAAAGTATCTACATTATATGTAAGTCCAGGTACTAGATTATTTTCAATTACGTAATTATCAATTTTTGTAGTTATTAAATTTGATATAACCGTAGTAGTTAATGATGTAACAATATTATCAGTGTTTACTCTATTTTTAACGAAATCATCTAAAAGAGTATTAGATAAACCAGTAGTGAGTGTATTTGCGTAATTTATTGCTGTGGTCATTGTATTATTCATATCATTACCTGTAGCAGTGCTTGTTGTTGATCCTGACGCTCTATTATTATCGTATGATGTTACATCTCCTACATCGATAATATCTGTCTTTGTTTCTGAAAAAGTATTACTCTCGTAGTGAGGTTGTGGCGTTGATTGTACCATTTATACTATACTGTAATACAAAATTATTTTTATATTTCTAAATAATTACAAAAATTATGTTTTATGTTTATAATTATTTAGAAATATAAAACTATATAATAAATGTTTACATGGTGGAAATGTTTGCCGTTATTATTTATATGTAATCCTGTTAAAACACGTGTGATCAATAACAACCCAATACGTTTTATTAGTATGAAAAAGGCTAATTTACATGATCGTAAATTTATCCCGATATATTATCCAAAAACGAAGAATCAAATTAAATATGTGGATCAATTATCGAATGAAAATAATACGATAATAGTAGCATTGGGTCCTGCTGGTACAGGTAAGACTTTGTTTGCGTGTTCAGAAGCAATTAAACAGTTGAAATTTGGTATGGTGGATAAAATTATAATTACGAGACCGCTAGTTACAGTAGAGGAAGATTTAGGATTTTTACCTGGAAATATAAACAAAAAAATGGATCCATGGACACGACCAATCTTTGATATATTTTTAGAGGTTTTTTCACAGAGAGAAATAGATTTAATGGTATCAAATAATATTATAGAAATATCACCCTTAGCGTATATGAGAGGTAGAACTTTTAAACATGCATTTATAATTGCAGATGAGATGCAAAATAGTTCTCCGAATCAAATGATGATGTTAACAACTAGAATAGGAACGAATAGTAAAATGGTAATTACAGGAGATTTAAAACAGACAGATAAAGGTAATAGTAGTGGATTGTCTGATTTTGTGAATCGTTTTGAATTATATAAAAAGTATGATGTTCAAAATAAATACAACGAAACAGATACTAATTCAGATACAGATAATAAAAACATAGAAGTGATATATTTAGGAAAATCTGATATTGAGAGAAATCCAATTGTTAAAAAAATAATTGATATTTATCAATTTGATGTAAATGAAAAAAATAATCATAATAATCATAACAATCATAACAAACCTAAAAAAATATACAATTACGAAAGCAATTATGAATATGGATACAATTACGGGTATGAATTTGAGTATGATTATAATGTAAATAATAAAACAGATACAGATACAGATAATAGATCTAAAACAAAGAAATCAAGTTATTTAGAAAGAAATTACGATAATGATGCGGCAATGATTCCGTTGCGCGAAATAAAGAAACAATGATTAGGTCTATATAAAATATAAATAGTAAATATAAAAAAATATAAAATCCAAAATATAAAAAAAATAAAATGTAGATGTAATATATAAAATGGCAGGTAATAACCAAAATCAAAGTCAAAGTCAAAGTCAAAGTAACAGTAACAATCAAAACCAAAATGGTGGTCGTCGTAGATCACGTAGAATGAGAAAATCAATGCGTAAATCGCGTAAAGGAAGAAAGTCCCGTAAGTCTCGCAGAATGCGCAAATAGGTAAATATAAATTAAGTTATAAGTATTATAAAAAAAAATATTATTATTAAAAATGAATTATTTAGAATTAAACAATAGATTGAATATAAATAATCCAAAAGATTTAATAATAATATACTGTAGTCCAAAAGTAGGTTCAACCAGTTTAGTGTCATCATTGAGACTGAATTGCAGTGAAACTTGCAACGTAATCCATTTACACGATGATGCAATGCTAAGAATCCTAACCCAAAGCGACGAGTCAGTTTCAATCTCTGGATTAATAGAATACAATAGCAAACAAAAAAAAGTATACGTTATCGATATTTATAGAAGCCCAATCGAGAGAAAAATGTCAGAATATTTTGAAAAATTATGCGATTTACATTTTAATAATAAACCAGAAGAAGTAAAAAATTACAACTTACATAGAATAACAAAACGATTCAATGAAATATTTAATCATATAGGAACAGGAGATCACTACATAGATAAATATGATATTCCAATCATAGAAAGTTTCGACGCAAAAAGAAAATATCAAATGCAGTCCATAAACAATATAACATACATAAAACTGCGTTTGAAAGATTCTTTACAATGGTCTTCGATATTAAGCAAAATACTGAATCGAAAGATTTATATAATAAGAGATTATGAAACAGAAAACAAAGAAATAGGTGATTTATATAAAAAATTTAAATCAGAATATAAATTACCATTAAATCTTTATGAATCAATCGTAAAAGATGATTATTTAGCGTTTTATTATACAGAAGAAGAGAGAGAAGAGTATTTAAAAGAATGGCTGAAAAGAGTATGTGACAAATGTGAAACATGGTCAACAAAAGAGTATGATTTTTATAAAAGAATAAGCATAGAAAATTTGACTCAAAACGATATTCAAAAACATCATTATATAGATTTGGGTTGTACATGCAAATATTGTTCAACAAAACGTTTAGAAATAATAGAAAAAGTGAAACGAGGTGAAGAAATAACAGAAAAGATAATACATGAAGAGTTGGTAAAAAAAGAAAAATATCAAATGTTACTGCAAACAAAGCAAATGCGAAAGCCAATAAATAGAAAAGTGAATTTAGGTATGTTGATGTAATAAATAAAAAAAGTGAAATTGTTGAATATAAAAAGATAATTCCATTAAAAGCGTTAAAATGGAATTATCAATATTTCTAATATTAATTTTAATATTATTAGGAATGATATTAATATACATGTTATCAGGTTTTATTTGTGGTGTACTTTGTGGTTGTCTAATGAATGTGAGAATAGATTCATTGGATGATAGTATAATGTGTGACAATGGAATAATAGAGGTTTCAAATGCAATAGTAGTAATAAAAGATGCGGAAATAGTGGAAGTGTCGACCGATATAATAGATGAAAATTTGCCAGAAGCGAATATGGTGAATATGGTATAATTCGTGTTTTTCTCCTTTATATTTTTGTGACCGATTTACCGTTTCATTACCGATTTCCCGATTCTTTTTCCAGAGCATAAATGGTGTTAATTCACGTATATAGGTAATAACCCAGGCATCGCCACCCTGGCGCACCATATTGACACAAATTGGTTACTGTAAAGTAGATATAGTGTGTATAGTATATGCGCGGATACTATGATGATAGGGTATGATTATTCTCTCGTTCTCTCCATTCCAAAAAATTGGAATTAGTTTCTTTAAGTTAAAAATCAAATTTATTATTTAAAAAGTAGAATAAAATTGCCAAAAGTTTTTTTGTAATTTGAAAAAAGGACATTTATAAATGTCCAATTTGTGTTTTCTAGAAAACTTTTGTGAAAAACTCTTTTTGTGAGCATAAATGAAAATTAAGGTCACATCCCAGAAATAATAATTTTCATTTTGTTACGATAAAATTTTGTGTAAAACCCGAATATTTTTTCTCTTTGTAGACTATATAGTGACATTAAGTGACAATTTAGGAGCAAAACGAGCAAATATGAAACTTAAATATCATTGTGAAAAATGTTACTACACATGCAGTAAGAAATTCAACTGGGAACGTCATTTAACTTCATATAAGCACAATGTGACATTAAGTGACAATTTAGGAGAGCAAAAGAGCGAAAAAGAGCAAGTAGAATATTGCTGTAATAATTGTGATAAAAAATATAAATCAAGGAATGGTTTATGGGTACACAAAAAAAAATGTATAAGTCCAGAAATTGAAATACAAAAACACAATTTAGAATTACAAAAACAAAATTTAGAATTACATAAACAGATATTGGAGATTTGTAAAAATTTGCAACCATCTTTAATAAATACTAACAGTCACAACAACACAAACAGTCTTAATAAAACATTCAATTTGCAATTTTTTCTGAATGAAACGTGCAAAGATGCAATGAATATTTCCGAGTTTATTGATAATATTTCTCTCCAACTATCAGATCTAGAGAGCATAGGAAAGCTAGGTTATGTCGAAGGTGTTTCCAATATAATCATTAAAAACCTAAATGCATTGGAAGTTACTCAACGTCCATTACATTGTACGGATAAAAAGAGAGAAACAGTCTATGTAAAGGACGAAGATGAATGGCAAAAAGAACAGGACGATAAAAAACACATAAGACAAGTGATAAGCAATGTAGTTTCAAAGAACATGAAATTATTGCCTGAATATCAGAATAAATACCCAGAATGTATGAACCCAGAATCGAAAAAATCAGATGAATACAACAAAATCATCATGGAAACAATGGGAGGTGGTATGGATGTAGTGGATAAAAACAAGGAGAAAATCATCAAAAAAGTGACAAAAGAAGTGATAATAGAAAAAGAAGAATGAGAGAAGGAAAAGAACATTCCACGAACATTCTCAGGCTTTCTCTCCAACACCGAAAATAAAAGAATAAATCCTCAATTATTTTTGTCACTGGATTCCCGTAAGATAACCGATTTCTCGATTCTTCTTTTGGCACCATATATCGAGTGCGTTTCTAGTAAGTCACAGAACCCAACAACCCCGGCATCCCCGGCATCCCCGGCGCACCATCCCTGACACTCCATCTCTACTGTAAGTATATATAGTGTGTCCTGTATATGCGCGGATATGGATATATACCATATCAAAATATTCATTTTATTTTCTTTAAGTTAAAAAACCAATTTATTATTTAAAAAGTAGAATAAAATTGCCAAAAGTTTTTTTGTAATTTGAAAAAAGGACATTTATAAATGTCCAATTTGTGTTTTCTAGAAATCTTTTTGCGAAAAATTCTTTTTGAGAGCATAAATGAAAATTATGGTCACAGCTCAGAAATAATAATTTTCATTTTGAGACGATATTTTTTTTGCGTTAATCAAATATTATTTTTTTTCTAGTGATAAAATAGATGACAACGGATGACATTTTGGATGACAAAAAGGCGGAGTTACAATCTAATTTCTTTGAATGTAAATTATGTCATTACAATACATGTGAACAAAGTAAATTCGATAGACATATTTTGACTGCTAAACATAAAAGGATGACCCAAGGATTACATTTAGTAGAAAAAAAGGCAGAAAAGGCGGAGACAGATGAAAAATTTATATGTGTTTGTGGATCTAGTTATAAATATAGACAAGGTTTATGGAAACATAAACAAAAATGTAATGTATTATCAAGTGAAAAAATAGATGAAACAAACATAGTATGTGATAAAGAATTAATTATGACTCTAATAAAACAAAATGCGGAATTGTTAGAAATAATAAAAAACGGTACTAACAATAACAGTCACAACAACAGTCACAACAACCACAGTAACAATAAAACATTCAATCTACAATTTTTTCTCAATGAAACGTGCAAAGATGCAATGAATATTTCCGAGTTTATTGATAATATTTCTCTCCAACTATCAGATCTGGAGAGCATAGGAAAGCTAGGTTATGTCGAAGGTGTTTCTAATATTATTATAAAGAACCTCAATGCATTGGAAGTTACTCAACGTCCGATGCATTGTACGGATAAAAAGAGAGAAATAGTGTACGTAAAAGACGAGGATGAATGGCAAAAAGAAGAGGAAAATAAAAAACGAATAAAGCAAGTAATTAGCAATGTAGTTTCAAAGAACATGAAATTATTGCCTGAATATCAGAATAAATACCCAGAATGTATGAACCCAGAATCGAAAAAATCAGATGAATACAACAAAATCATCATGGAAACAATGGGAGGTGGTATGGATGTAGCAGATAAGAATAAGGAAAAAATCATCAAAAAAGTAACAAAAGAAGTGATAATAGAAAAAGAGGAATGAGAGAACATTCCACGAACATTCCAAGAACATTCCACGAACATTCCCCGGCTTTCTCTCCAACACCGAAAATAAAAGAATAAATCCCCAATTATTTTTGTCACTGGATTCCCGTAAGATAACCGATTTCCCGATTCTTCTTTTTAACACCATATATCGAGTGTGTTCCTACTAAGTAACATAACCCCACCCCGGCATCCCCGGCGCTCCATCCTGACACTCCATTTCTACTGTAAGTATATATAGTGTGTCCTGTATATGCGCTGGATAGGGATATATATCATATAACATGTTAAGTAGGTTTATTAACTCCACATAATTGGAATCGATCATTGACAGTTTCAATAGTAGATTTTTTTTTAGAAACAATTTTCCCTTTACTATTAATAATA